CTGAAAAGCGCGCGCCGTCTGAATAAGGAGAGTAAAGTGTGCGACACAGAGCCAGAAGCAGTCAAACCGCTTCCAATAATTCGATCCCATGGGTTAAGGAATGGTACCAAACCTCTACTAAAGAGTATTCTACTCATAGTAGTGGAACTATCATTTCAGCGCCAATTACAAAATCTCATGAAAGTGAGATTTGGGATCAGGCTAATAACGGTAATTCCTCTGCTGCTAATCACGCAGCTTCCTCTGATAGTAATATCAAAGGATTTAGAGTTAAACGCTCTAATTCGAGGTTTCTTCCGCATCCTTGTAGACATGTTACGGTGAACTATGCCTTCTTTGAAGGTGACGTTAACAGTTTCGTGTTTTGGGATAAAACGTTCGCAGGCTGGTGGATCAGACAGATCTTCCGGGGATACCCAAGCTTTCTTGCTGGTGCGGCAGGCGGTAGTGCTAATTCCTCCATCTACAAAGTTGGAGCAACAGCACCACCACGGACAAATTGGTCCGATGTCTTGCCGCGATTCGATCATTTGAGATCATCTTTTATGGATAATAAATCCCTAATAGGTGAGACATTGGCAGAGCCTGGACTCATCATCCAAACTATGCAAAGTGTTCTCTCTCCTGGTCGATTTTTCTCTAATCTCGCCCAACATTTTGGTAAGCGATATAGAAAGAAAACAGTGGGTCAGATCTCGCGACTTGCTATCAAGGATGCTGCTTCCTATAACCTTCTTTATCAATTTGGGGTTGCCCCGTTGATACAAGAATGGAATAATGCTGCAGCTGCCCATTCTCTTATTACTAAGAGAATGAGTTACTTGAAAGACAGACGCGGGAAGTTTATCCCTTTACGTGCGAGGACTCTGATTAACAAAGAAGAGTCCAACCAATCTATCCAGCAATTGCCAGGTACTTACTTATCGCTTCGAAGAATTCAAGACTCTTCTTACGGTATGTTATCTGCATCCTGCTGGGGTAGAGTAAGTAGTTCTAGTTCCCTTGACGACGTGTGGCGTTACTATTTCGATTACTTCGGAATTGGTAGCGTTGCACAGTTGGCTTGGGAACTTGTTCCTTACTCCTTTGTATTAGATTGGGTTTCCAACGCCCAAGAGCGAGTCAGTAGACTCGCTTCTATTGGCGTTGGTAATCCCTATACAGAGTTTTCTGCTCCGATTTATTCTTCGAAACTTACTGTTGAGGATGGTATCTACCTTGTGGGTGATACTCTCCCTGGCACCAGTTTCGTAGTTGAATCGGACGGTTCACCTATTCGTGTTGGTAGCATAACTACCTCCACCTATGATAGATCTCTCATTAGACCAGATGAATTTCTTTCGGTTACTGATTCCGAATGGAATTCCTTCAAGTCCTTCCTTGGCGGTTCGCTGCTTTTGCAGAAACTATGACCTTGTGGACACAATATCAGCAATGCGCTTCGCGCTTTGGAGTCTCTCATGGCTAATGAATCACTTATTGTTACCGCAACAAACGGTACAACTGATTCCACTTTCTATCGCGTTTCCGGTACCGGATATGCTTCTCGTTGGGCCGATGCCTCTAATACTGTTTCATCGAAGCAGTTTATTGACATTGATCACGAGATCAATCCAACCGGATCGTTGAAGCCTGATCTTCACAAGATCACGCTCCGCCGAGAAGAAGTGAACAGTACGACTGGTGTTTTAAACACCTCGTCCATTTCACTTCAAATCAAGGTGGCGAAAGATGCAGTATTTACTTCAGCTGTCATTTCTGACATGCTGTCGAAAATAATGTGTTTATTCAATAAGTCCTTTATGGACACTTTCCAGTCGGGTTTAACCCCTTCTGGAGATTTCAATGTTACAGGCCCGTTCAATCCTGATCGGGATTAGTAGTATTGATTTATTGAATATCGGAATGCGATTTATTTCGCAAGTGATCCATCCATGAGAACAGGAGGCCTACCCTATGGGAGACCGTAACGTATTCCTGGATCGATTTATCGAACTCCGTCATGCTATGTTGCAAGACGGTCTCATACTTAATCTCCCACTCAAAATAGATTCCGATATTGCTTACCTTCGTAAGAGGGTAGACAATGAAGGATTCAGCTTTGTTAAGGTTACTCTCCCCCAAATGGGAAGAGCCCTCGATAAAGGTCTTATATCTGGTACTTTTGTACCGGAAATAGGACATAGAGTGATGATAGGTACCCGAATACCATTGATGTGTCATGGGGTTTACTCCATGATTTTCAATGAACAAGGGACACTGAGACCTGATCCTTGTGTTGTATCCATACAATGGCTGCGTCAATTTCTATCTTTCGATGCTAAACTTGAACAAAGTTTCTCATCTTCTGATTACGAAATCTTCGCTAGTAGGTTTGAAAGTCAGCAACAGACTCTTCGCAGAGTTAAAGTTTCTGATTATCATCCTATTGTGAATGATGCCAAAAGCATTATCACATCCATCTTCTCTAGAGAGTCTCTCGATACTATGTCACTTATGCCCAGTCATGGGCCTGGTGCTGTAGCTGAAAAGAAGTCTCTAGATTGTAAGTATATATTCGACACTTGGCCTAAAAAAGCTGAGCGTCTATTCCCTTACTTACAGTATGGTTGCATTGATATACGATATGCTATTGGTATGAAACCTGTTCCTTTGCTTCGCATTTGCGAAACTAGGGCATGTCTTGTTCCAAAAGATTATCGTGGTCCCCGCCTCATTTCTATTGAACCTGCTGCTATGCAGTATCTTCAACAGGCCATGATGCGGCGCCTCACACAAGTAATTCATTATCGTATGAATAGCACAGTTCGTCTTGATGATCAAAATCATAATAGACGTTCTGCTGCTAAAGCATGCGATAATCAGATGTCCACTGTTGATTTAACATCAGCATCGGATACTCTGTCCGCCGTACTTATCTGGCACCTGTTTTCACAGGTACCAGATTGGCGGAGAGCATTACTATCACTGCGTTCTGACTTCGTTGGTTTTCCTACGAAATCCGTTCGCTTGGTAGCTATGTCACCTATGGGCTCTGCTATTTGCTTTCCTTTGCAAACCATTGTGTTTGCTAGTTTAGCCATTGCAGTTACTCAAAAGGTATACATGTGTGGTTATCAGACCGCTAGTAGATTAGTACGCTGCTATGGTGATGATATTATCATCCCCTTACCTTGTACAGATCTATTAATCTCCGTTTTACGGTCTATTGGTTGTGAACCAAATGCCCATAAAACATGCTACAGGACTCCTTTTAGAGAATCCTGTGGTGGAGAATGGTTTTCGGATGTTGATGTTTCTATAGTACGAAACAAGCATTACGATTACCATAAGTCCGATCTGACGCAACACCCAGTATTACTCTCCCTCCAAAGGAAATTTTTCCTTTCTGGTTGGTATAATACTGCTCGTTGGTTACTAACTCAGGCTAAATTAATTTATCCTGTTTCAGTAATACGGCCTCGGTTACCCGAGGCTGAACTCTATGGTTATTCCGATGTCCCAGAATTTTCTGGTACACATCGTTATAATAAGGATCTACAAGTCCTTGAGTTCAAGACTCCTTGTGTCCTACCTAGGACTCAGAAGTGGGAATCAGATAGTAAGATTGGCTTAACGGCTAAGCTTATATCTAATTCATTTATGGAACGTTTCTCAACACGTGACACTAGTGTCAAATTGAGATGGCGGGTTTTGGAAGGTTACGCCGGCGTCACTGGCGTTAATCTTTCGTAACTCGGG